TCGCCATTTACAACTGCTGGAAACGGAAATGTAGATGGGGACTCTTTTAAATGGACTGGCAAATCCTCCAATGACCTTACAGGAGTCACCGGCATTTCTTTCAGTCATGCTTCGGGTGTGACTGTGCAAGAAGGTGAGTTTGCCCATGTTCTGCGTGAGATTTGCGCTGACATCGCCGCCGCTTATTATCTTGAAGACGAGTCCGTGTTTCAAACGGCCAGCAAAGACGGAACAATCCGAGGCAACAACCTGCGAGAGCGGGGCTACATGAACCTCAAGCGGCTGGCCCACTTGGGGAGCGTGGACTGATGCGTGGACTACACATCAACGAAATGACAAAAACCGCAAGCGGCGGTGGTGGTTCAACTCGTATTCGTGTTGATACACGAGAGTTTAACATGGCTATGAAGGATGCTGAAAAAGTTATCGCAAAAGCCATGTTTGAAGGTTCGGGAAGGGCTTTTGACCAAACAAAAAGAGAAACGGATAGATACCTTCGTTCCTTGACATATCAAACCCCACAGGCAAAAAAAGTTGCTGACTCTTTGGATTACACTAAAGGGTCGGAAAGAAAAGCGGAAATCCGTGGTGACGAAATCACATTGGAAGCCATGTTCGGTAGCCGTGGGCCGCATATTCGTGGTGAAATCGGCGTTGGTGTTCATACGAGTTCCGACGACAATGGTGGCACATTCAACATTGGTCAAGCCGTTGAAGAAGGTATTAACCCAAGAATGTTTTCTTGGAAGTCCGAAAAAGCCGCAGAACACAGTCGTCAAATTATGACAAAACACGGCAACAGTCCTTGGTATGCTGGTAAAGGAACAGGGAAAGCATTTTTTAGAGGGATTCAAGGAACCGAATACATTTCTCATGCCGCCAACTTCTTTAACCGTAGAATTAAAAGCGAAGTTGAGAGACGATTGGAGTTTTGAGCATGGCAATAGCAACGACAGAACAATTTTGGAATCACCGCTTAAACGGTGAAGACCCGACATCCCCTACCGGTGAGAACAATACCGCATTTTCGGCCACAGGAAGCGGCGCAAGCGAAGTGGATAAGTATTGGGTAGTCACCGACGCCCGATACAATGTGACGCCCACAACCAACGCTTATACGCTTTTTACGGTATTACAATACACAGGCACACCAAACGATGACGAAGTGTTGATGTCTCTTGACAACGGAACGAAGAAAGTAGATGTAAAGGCTTTTGGGACAAAAATAAAATTGGTAGGTGCAACGACAGTCACCAGCATTGACCTTGACCCATTGATGGCCGAAGAGAACCCTGTCCCCCTTGCTCTCCGATTGACGCTTGATGCTTCGGGCAACGCAATTTTGTATCTCCGTGAAATGATTGAGGATGACGACGCACAAACGGTTTATCTGTCGGTTGCTGGCGCATCCGGCTCAAGCCGAAACATCGCTTGGGGAAACAACAGCGGAAACATCAAGTGGGCCTCGGTATATGCAACCGACATGGGTGCTTTTTCTCCGCTTGAGTTGGCTCCCTCCGACTTGGCTACCGACACCCTGCTTCGCATGGGCCTATCCATCGTTGAAAACCTACGCAACAGTCGTAGGGCGCATCTCAAGACACACCTTGATGCTGGCTCAATCCGATACGGCTACGACATCTCACAAGAAATGCTTTCCCGTAGTATTCCACCCTTTATTCATGTCCTGTTGCGTGGTCTTGGCTCGCCAACCTTTGCCGCCCTTGGTGGTGGTCGCATTGACCAAGAATACGATGTTCTCATCTATGTCACTACTCGTGGAACAACCTATGAGGACGCATATCGTTTGGGACTCAACATCGTGGGAGAATGCTTTGATGAGTTATATACGACCACAGGTTTGAACGGTACTACCGACAGTCTTTTTGAATACGATTTAGAACTGCAATCTCGCATGGATGACGAGGTCACAATTTGCACACACTTGCTAACATTGACCTACATGCGTCGTTTGAATATGCGACACCGATGAAACGCTTAAATATCAACCCATTGGTAGTCTAAACACCGAGAAGGTGATACCATGAGCGGATTCAACAACCGATATGTCGGAATTGTCAAAGAAAGCACCTACGGAACAGACCCAACTTCGGGGTATGTTTTCGGAGAAGTTGACGACGAATCAATCAAACACACTTACGATGTCATGCAACGCACAGACATGAGCCGATACGGAACCGCCAAGTCCAACACGGGCAAGGAGTTTTCCGAAGGCGACATCAACATGGCTATGCTTGCCGACAACTTTTTGGGAACGGTTTTGACTGGACTTTTCCCAACTGACACGGTGTCTGGTTCAAGCCCAACCTACACCCACACCTTCACCGAAGCCGGAACAGACCGCTCATTTACGATGCTTGTTGGCCGTGAAGAAAAGGAACACACCTACACGGGCGTTGCTGTTGATAGCATGTCCGTGAGCGCAAACATCAACGAATACGCTATGATTTCTGCTTCCTTTATGGGCAAGGCAGAAAGCGCACTTGCCACCATTGGTGCATCCAGTCCTTCGTTCAACACCAACGACCCTCTTTACTTCGCTGATGCAAAGGTTTTCTTTAACGGTGATTCTACCGCTTCTAACCTTGTGAAGTCCATCTCCTTTGACATCAACATGAACCGTGATGGAGACAACGCTTGTGGTCTTGGCGATGCAACCTACACCCGCCTTCCTCCGTTCCAACGCCGTGAAATTTCCGGAAGCATTGAGTTTAACAAGATTATTCACACCGCCGTTGAAAGTGAGCCGACATACGCTGAATTGACAGCCGCAGACGGTTTGGAATTAAGCGGAAGCGGCGTTGAATTGAAGGTTCAGTTTGGCGACGAATCTACCGCTGATGTTGTGACCTTCAACTTCTACAAAATCCGCTTTGAAGCACCCGACGCCAATGTGTCGGGCCGTGATACGCAGACCATGACTGTGCCTTTCATCGCTCTTTTCAGCCCCAACGATAGCAAAATGATGGATGTTGTCATGAAGAACGCTACATCGGGCGCATATTGAGGTGTGCTGAATGGCAAACAATGGCGGAACAGTCATTCCCGACAAGACCAAATTAACGGTCTTAACTTTTGAAGGAACAGCCGCCGCTGTGACCACGGCTTTGCGAGCCGCAATCGCAAACGACGACATCATCATCAATGCGTCTACAAGCAGAAAGAAAGACAGCAACACCGTGATTTGCACAGTTGTTGCGATTATAGCATAAGTATAGTATTCCCCTAAAAGGAAAGAGAAGTGAGAAAAGAATGCCTGTATTGACAAAAGAGTTTGAATTGGACGATGGAACAAAAATCACCTGCCGACAAGCAGGTGGTATGACCAAATTACGGATTGAAAACATCCAAGCGAAGGTTTTTCGTGAACACATGCACTTTGGAGTGGACACTTCCGAATGGACGGACGAACAACAAAAGCAATTCGCTGATGCCTTGGAGCGTGAAGGAGCAGGTCTTGAACATCAAATGCGTGAGTGGATTCCAAAATCTATTGTTAAGCCAAAAGACTTTGACATTGATTCATTGACCAGCGAAGAGTTGCGAATGATTCTTGGATTTGTGCGTGGCGATGACCCGGAGGGTGCGCCCCCTTTGGACAATTCTTCCGAGTAGCACCTACGCTGTGCATGGCCTACAAAGGCGTTCTGCCCTCGGATTTGTGGGACAGGTATGATTGCGAAGGCGGTCAAGAGCGCATGAGCATTGACTTGCTCGTGGCTATGGAAATGAGCGACAAAATCAACGAAGCAACTCAAAAGTCAAAGAAGAAGTTTGATGGCAAAAGTATGGCGTCCCGTTTGAAGCAACGGAGGCAACAACGCCAATTATTAAACGACAACGAAACGGTGTCCTTGTTAAGCGGCTTAGGCTTGCCCATACAGCGTAGCGAATAGTGTAGTGAGGTTTGAAGTTTGATAGAATCGTTATTCCTATCCTTCATGCCCGTGGTGCTACTTTTCGCCACAGTCACCATGCTCGTTCTACGAGCCGGTGCATCCCGTATTTTCTTTGATGTCGTTGGTTCGTTCCAAGCCACGCGATTGATTGGTGACGCTCAAGCGAAAATCACCGTCTTGCAGGGATTGGTGCTTGACGGTTTGTCGGGTATCACAGAAGGCGTTGGCGAAGTTGCCATGCAAATGAACGAGTTGGTTGACAGCACCGTTCCCCTCGCTCAAGAGATTGGTTTTGCTCGCATTGAGTTTGAAAAGTTCGTTTCCGCCGCTGACGACGCAGATGTTCTCGGTGCGGAAATTGAACAACTCGGTTTGCAGTTTGGTTTCGCTGGCGACCAAGCCCTCGCCGCCGGTGCTAAAATGGCTCAGTTGTCATCGGTTGTAGGTGGCGGAGCCGCTATCCCTGCCGCAACCGAAGTCGGTATCGCCTTTGGTATGGTTGGTGGCATGGAAACCGAAGAAGCCATGAAGCGCATGATTGCACTTCAACAGCAGACTGGTTTTATGTTTGGTGAGTTGGAGCGAAGCCAATACAACCGCTTAACAGCGGAAGAAAAGGCAAATGTGGTTCGCAACGAAAGCATCCAATTGCTCAACCAACTGAACACCATTGAGAACCGTTCATCGGCTACAATGGCTCAAATGACCATGGTGATGAACCAATTCGCTTCGTCGGCAAAGTTGGCTGGCGACGACATAACCTTCATGGCGGCGGCATCAGCCACGCTGATTGAAGCGGGTGAAGAACAGGGTAAAGCCGGTCGTGCGCTCAAAATGATTTATGCTCGTCTTGGTGCTGACACAGGAAATGTTTCGGAAAAACTGTCTAAGTTTGGTATTGAGACAAAAACAGCAACGGGTGAGTTGCGAAGTCTTGAGGACATTATCGCTGATGTGGCGGATATTTACCCATCCCTTTCCAACCAACAACGCTTGAACATCGCACAGGCGATTGCTGGCAACGACCACTATGTTCGTGCTATCAAGTTGATGGAGGGTCAAGCGAGAACACTCCAACTTCAAAAGATGGCTGTTCAAGAGTTGGACACAGCACAAGACGAATTGAATAAGCGATTTGAGGACAACGCGTTTCTTTTGACTCAAGCCGAGGCCAACCTCAAAAACGCTAAAGCCGAATTGGGTGAACAATTCACACCAGCAGTTATTCGTGCTACAAATGCACAAGCGCAATTGACTTTTGCTATGGCGGAGTTCATAGAAATCGGGGCCGGAATCCCTATCCTCGGTGATTTGTTCGGGATGGCGTTTGATGTATCGCAGATGGGTAGACTTTACGCTCCCTTTGTTGAGGCCAACCTAAACATCATGTCGCTGAATGTGTCCCTGCAAACACAGTTGCAGATTCAGCGTGCGCTTGCTGGTCAAAACCTTGTAAGAGCAAGTGCATACGGACAACAAGGAACGCAACTCCGAGCAAACCTTAACACGATTTCCCAAACCGCCGCTGTGCAAGACAGGGAGGCTTTGATGGCGGCTAACATGATACGAATACAAGGCACATCAAACAACCTTGATGAAGCCGGTCTAAGGCTTGCCACAGGAAAGGTCACCAACAATCGTGCGGCTCTTATGGCGCAGAAATCTTCCCTGCAAAATGAGATTGCTGAAATCCAAGCCAAAGAGCAACAATTTCAACTGCAACAGACCTTGAACATGGGTGAGTTTGCGAGAACAAATAAGGTAAAAGAAACGCTTAGATTAAGGCAACAAGAAATGCGTCTAAGACTAAACGAGATTCCTCTTATGACAAAAGGACAGGCGTTGTTGCAGGTTGCAAATCGGTTTAGAGGAATGGCTCTCAAAACAGAAACAGAATTGTTAGGCATAACGGCAAAAGCCCCTATCTCCAAGGCCGCTGAAAAGGTGATGAACGAACATAACCTCAAGATTTCCGGACAACGAGCCAACCTTGAAAGTACCATCATAAGCATTCAACAACGACGAAATGCAATCCAATTCGGGCTTACCGAACAGGAAAAAGCGGAGTTGAAAGTGGCGCAAACAAATTTGGCTATGACAAACCAACAACTGCAACTTGAAGGAAAGCGCGCTCTCATGGCGGCGATGATGGGTCAAGGCATTCAAGGAAATGTAACGGCCAACAGTATTCTTGCGGCGGCGTATCACCAAGTCGGAAACGCTGTTCGTCAATCCTCAAGCGCAGAAGTGCAGAACAACATGATAATGGATGCCGCCGCAATAGCGGCACGAGAATTGGCTATGGCTTTCAATTTAGACGAAAAAGCAATTTTGGGTGTCGTCATGAAGTTGCCAGCCTTTACTGCTGGTTTGAAACAAGTTGCGGCTCAAAGCGATACCACCGTCAAGCAAACAATGATGCTTAACAACCGGTTGATGAAAACCACGGGTGTTCTCGGTGGGTTGTCAATGGCCTTTGGTATGTTTGGAGAAGATTCAAAGGCCGCACAGATTTCTATGTTCTTGCTCAATGTAAGCATGGTTCCCATGACCATACAGATGTTCACGGCAACGAAGGCATCAATGGGGCTGATGGGAGGATTTACAGCCGCAGGTTTGGCGGCAGACAAAGCCGCTGTAAGCGTAACAAGATTCAACTTGGCTATGAAAGCATCGTTGGTTGGTATTGGTTTGCTCGCCGGTGCATATCTTCTCTACAAAATCTTCCCCGACATTGGAGGTGAAGCAGATGACACTACGGCTTCCCTTGAAAAAATGAATCAAACCATGACGGCAAGTGCCGAAATCTATGAAGCGATTGCCGCAGACTCGGCCAACGCATCTATGACTCAAATGCTTGCCCGACGAGAACAGATTGAATCGGATATTGCACGACAGAAGCAAATCCTCGCAGACCAAACCGAACCAACTATCCTCAAGTTGGCTCAAGAGCGTTTGGATATACTCAAGCAAGAGTTGGGAGTTGTAGCCGACATTACAGCGCAAAGGCAAGCACAGGCGTTCGTAGACGACCCTAACGGCGCACGAAGTTATTTCAATCAAATTAAGGACATACAGGCCATTGAAACCGATTTCAACAAACAGCGGGAAAACGAAGGATTCTTCAAGAAAGGTATTAGGGCTGTGGAGTCTTTTGGTTTCTTTGCGACCGAGTCTGTTGTTGAAGGACTAACCGACAATGAAATCGTGAAGCCTGTTGAAGAAATGGAAGGTCGTATGGCGGATGCCTTCGCCGCAATCCCCGCAAACCTACACGGTGCTGTCATGGAGGCGGCAAAGGCCAGCCAAACCTTTGAAGAGTTTTCCAACTTGATAGATGCCATGGCTGATAGTGAGGGCTTTGAAAATCCGTTTGGTGGTTTGGGAACCGCTATTGAGGATAACTTCATAGGGCCGATTGAAGCCGCAAAGGAAGCCGCCTTTGAGTTTGGAAACGCCCGTGAGGAAATGTTCTTCGGGATGAGCAAAGGAAATCTCACGGGGGACATGGTAAAGCAAGTCGTGAACAAGGGCGTGGAAACGCTCATTAACACCACCGAAGTCATCATGACAAACAATTTTACGGGAATGACAACCACACAGGCCGCAAACGAAATCACAAAGCAAGTAGTAAGTCAGTTGAACGGGTTGGGACTCAACCTATCAACACCAGCATAGAGAAGGCGAGAACATGGCAAGAACAGGAACAAGCAAATACGGATTTTGGCTCGCTGGCTACTACGAAGATTGGCTCGGCTCTCGTGTGATTGCAGACGACGCCAACGCTCCTTCTACCGATGGTGCCTACAACGCAGACAGCACCCACCACGGCAACCTGCTGAACGGAGAAGCACCTCTCAATCCCCGCTACCGTTGGTCTGTTCGTGACCGAGCCAACAACAACGAGTTTTCGTCTGCGACTTCCTACCTTCTATCCAATGACGGTATCGCTCGTTGGGCCACCTTTGACAAAAACCGACTAAGTAAGGGTGTGCGTTGGGCTGGTCGCTCACAAATCCAATACCCAAACAGCAACGCAAACTCAAATCGTGTGCGATACAACAAAGCCGATGTTGCTTCCACGGATGACACCTACATGTTGATTTCCGGCTCGGCTGATTCCTCAATACGCTACTACATCCCCGGCGGAGACACCGACCCATCTATCGGAAGAAGCACAAAATATGAGTGGAACGGAAGAAATTGGTTCAAGGGTCAAGCCGGAAGGTCAACCGGAACAGCACCGGATTTTATGCAACACGGGCATTTGACAGGCGTTTGGATGGGAGAGCGTTTGCAGATGGGGGCCTATGACGGAACCACAGGAAATGCAACCACACATGAGGACACGCCCGAAGTTATTTTTATCCCGATAAAATCACCTGCCAAAAAACCCTTTTTGGCTGTTACCACCTACATGAAAGACGACACAGCCAATCAACTCAACAATCAAGGGCCAGCGGGCCAGTTCCGACCTGTTATTGCCTCGTCATCAACTCTCAACAGCAAGTCCGATGGGGACTACTTCACCATCCGCATGAGCATTCAAGCCATGATGGGCAACGCTGGTGGTGTTATAGACGAAAACGCACAGACAAACGCACAAACACAATACACTCTCAAAGTTGGTTTTCCCGTAAATACAACTTTTGGCACGACGGGTAGTGGGGGAGGAACACCAGCCATCAACTGGACAATCAAGCCACACGATGGAACAGGACTGAGCGGCATCATCAATCAATACCACGCCCTATATCTCGCCGGAAACAAAGTAGGAAACGAGACTGATGATGTATGGTTTGACTTGGATTTCAAGTTGGACTACACCAACAACAAGTTCAAGGTCTACCACGACGGAACAGAAGTCACGGCTACCAACACAACGGCAGGTTCCTATTCTTCGGGCTACACGATGAACGGAAACACGCAGACGGGTGCGGCTTTCAACCCATCGGAAATGACCGGTTGGGAATTGTTTGTCAAAGGTTCTTCGGCAACATACAACGACATGGTAGTGGCTACTCTCATTGACCGTGTGGCTCTTTATCGTCCCCTCACCGATATGCCGGATGGAACAAGTCTCCCTGCACCCGTCAATTCTCTCAACTGCACAATGCCGACCAATGGTGTGAGCCAAGCCAGCATCACCGTTCTTGATGACGACGCCGAGCAGAATCTAACTCCTTGGTTCACCAACGACGAAATCACCGATTGGCGTCTGCTTATTTTTAACGCAAACATAAACCGTCCGATTTGGAGTGGGTTAATTGAAAGCGTTAGCGTGGCCCAAAACGCAAGCGAAAGAACGAGACAAATACAAATTTCCGCTCGTGATTCGTTGTCCCTTCTTGACCGACAAATCACCTCTTGGGAAATCGGACAAATCGGACTTGGTGAGAGCGACCAAGTGCTTTCTCGTCAAAGCGAAGTTGATTTGCTGGCTGAATCAATGTTTATGGGTGCGGCCCGTCTGCAAGAAACGCAAAACAGCATCGGATATGAATCGGCAACATCCTACAAGGAGTTGGCGACCCAACGAACACGGTTGAACACGGCTCACCCGATTCAAATGTATAACAACGAGGATTCGGCAGGGCCGAACAGCGTTGAGAACGAATGGATGGGCTACAAAATTAAGGGCATCAACAAGAGCGGAGGTGGCGCAACAGAAGTCATTCTTGCCCACACATCAACAGGCTACACAACAAGCGACACGCCCGACATTTACGGAACAGTCAACCACAACGCCAACGGGAAAACCATTTCATCAATCAGCACATCACCATACGGGGTGGCGACAGGGGAGCAGGTCTTGACATACGCCTCTTCCGAAATCGCTTATGTCCCAAACGCTTCGGTTGGTTCGGGAGTCCTTGAGGGCGACAGAAGCACCTTCCCATCCACCGGTGCCGAGTCCGGCTTCGTGATTCTACAATTCAGCGTTCACCCGGCCAAGAGCGATGGAACCTTGCTCAAAGTTGGTGACATCATAGCCGTTTCGGAAAACGGTTTCAGCGGGACTGACCCGACGCCCGGATTTTACACCGTCATGGCTACCGAATCCAGCGGCGGTAAGTTTTATGTGAAAACAAACAAGACGGGTTCGGGGATGCCCGTGAACACAGGAAGCAACGCAGACTATACTTTTGAAGAAGGATTCGTAAGCGACACCACCGACACGCAACTTCTGTATCGCGACCAGCACGCCGTTTGGATGCGGGATTTGCCGAAGTCTGCTTGGTTCATGAAGCACTTCGCCACTTACGACTTTTCTTCTGCCGATGCAGGGACGGCACAAGCGGCGTTCACAGCCAACTCCGATGTCATCCAAGTGACCTCATCCTTTATTTCGGATTCAGCCACTCACGGTGTTGGTCAAGTAGTCAATTCGGATGGGTTCGTTGACACCTTTACCTACAACGGCCACATAAGCCCTGCTGACGACGGCAATTACTACTTAGTGGGGGTCAAGGGCCTATCAATTGACCACGGCTCCGGAGAGGCTGTTTATACGCTTTCTACGGGCATTGACTACAAGCATGTGTGGCTACAATGGGCCGACATGAGAAATGACGCTGATGCAGATGCAGATGGGGGCTTCCGAAAGAAGACCTTTGGGCTGATGCGACCGGTCAACGAAAATTACGATGTGTCTATCTCCTTCACAGACCAATTCAACGACGATGGCTCTTACGACGAGTTCACCGACTTGAAAATCGGAGACGACATGGACATTTGGGAGTTGGATGCCGAGGTTGACCCTACGACTAACGCTCCTTGGTCAACACCACTCGGAACAGGCAACACGCTACAACCCACTAACGGATATTCGGGAGTCGCCATCAAAAACGCAAGCGGAGGAATCAAGTTCAAGTTGCTGGCTTCCGATAGCGGCGTTTCCGATTTAGCAGTTGGGGATAAGGTCATTTTGTTCAACAGCGACAACTACGACGGAATCCACACGATTTCGGGAATCACCGGAACGAGCCTAAAAGAAATCACTTGCTCAACATCTACTTTTACCTCTAATGAATCCTACACAACGACAGGCCCATTCGTGCGGAAGGCGGCTGACGAAAACCGTGAGTCCGTGTTGCGTTCTTGGGAGAGCAAAGGTGGCTCGTTCCTTGTCTACGATTGCTCCAAGTTCTTTAACCTCAATTCTTTCGCCAACCAAGGGACTTTCGGACAGCGTAGTGGTGGACGACGAAACATCGGAGACTATGAAACCGAGTACCACGGATTCCCTGTGTTGATGGATAACTACTGGTCACAAGCCACAAGCACCAACAAGAACAATGCCGCACCCTACGGGTTCCACGAAAACTTCCGCAAGTGGGTCGGAGCGACCGCCGAGTTAAACCGAACAATCAACACGGGTGACACGGTGATTGAAACAAAACCCTCTTCGTCCCTTGTTTCCGATTTCCCAACAAACGGGTTTGGAAAAATCAAGGCTTCCCGTGATGTATCAACACAAACCCCTTCCTTTGAAGTGTTCTACTACACCTACGACGGCAAATTGAACGCATCCGTCGTAGAAAGCGCAACTTCGGCTACGGCATCCACGGCAAGTCCTTTTGTCATAACATGTAGTGGTGGAGACTTCGTAACCGATGGAGTAGAAGTCGGTATGAGGGTGAGAAATGTCACAGCGAAATGGGTCGCTCAAGTCACGGCTGTTACTGCTACGGCTATAACAATTGACACCGCAACGATTTTTGCTGAGACTGGAAGCACCCGACAAGATGTTGCCATCAGCGACAGTATCAGCATACCGCAACAACTCTACGGTATCTACCTTCAATCGGATATGGCTACCAACTTTACTGTTGAAGCGGCAGAATCCTTCCTTGAAGGTGTGCTGATGGATGATGTCATCAAGAGCAACGGAAGCACAGCACAAATCGCTCTCAACGCCGCTGGTGCTACGGGAACCACGGGTGCGTTTGACGAGGTTATTATTGTGGGAAGTGTAAGCCCAAGGTTTGCGCTGAGATTCTTGATGAAGATGGACGGGCATGTGGTTTCACCGAACCTCGGCACTTACTGGTTGAGCGACAAGGCGCGATTCTTGTGGTCGTTAAACCTGTCCAAGACTTGGCTTGCTCAATCCTCTATCTCATGCTGGTTTGACCACGGCTCAATACCTACCATGAACGACATCACGACGGACGGGACAGACGCCAACTTTGATTCATTCGGCTCCCCATACGATGCAAGAGGTGGCAAGTCTATGTTTTCCATTCTTCGTGAGTCCGTTGAAGCCACCGGCTTTGGTTATGAAAACAGCAAGCGGCTACCAATCACTTATCAAATCGGACGAGACAACAGGATGGAGATTCGGCCAACCTACAACCTCGGAGAAGTAGTGAATCGCGACATCCTTTCGGTATCATCACTTGATGCTCAAATGTCGGGACACATCACGAATGTTCGGGTCTACTACAACAACGGTTCATCATTCGCAGACCACCCTCAACCTACACTTGACCAAACATACCGATGGAAGATAGTTGAAGTGCCGGAGATTACTTTTGCGGAAGAAGCATTGGCTATTGCCAAGGAAGAATACTTTAAGGCCAAAACAAAATCAATTCGTGTCAAGGGTGATGTTATGAGAGATTTGACTCACGATGACAAAATGTTGGACAAGGGACGATACGGCTACATAGCCGACCCGACGCGACACGGCGAGCGTGGAGTGACACAACAAGCGGTTCTTGGGCCAGCCTTTGCCGCTCCTTCTGCGGCACACAATTGGGATTGGTCGGGGATGAACGGGACTATCGGGGCTGGTATGTGTAACGCCATGGACGGCAATCTCGGACGACAGACCGGAACAGACAGATTTTACCGGGATAGGTTCGGCAAGGGATTCATAGCCGCCGCTTCAAGTGCCGCCGATGCAACAAAGACTTACGATAAAAATTATTGGTGGTGGGGCGCACACAGCGTAAGCCATGCGGTGCAAGTCGTCAACATCCCAACTGGATGCCCCACGAGTAGCGATGGAACGGCCAATGAGGATTTGAGGATTTGGGTTGCTCTCAAGGACGGGCAAAGCGGAACCGACATTGACAACGCCGAGTTCACCATTGGTTTGACGGACTTCGCTTTTGCCGCAGGGACTACGCCCTTTACGAATGTTAGCGGTTTGGCAAGCACCTATTCCCCAACGCTGGCGGGAACATCGTCGTCGTTCACGACAGTCAATGTAAAGCGGAACGGATTCTACGAGATACAAATACCTTCAACCTATTGGGCATCCCAACCATCCGGTGCAAGAATTACTATTTCTGTAAATGTAGAGTACCTTAAATCCCTACTACACCACCGATGCGGCGACCCATCGGCTTCCGGAATCCTACATAATGCTCACGACATTACCAACTTCGGGCCGAGTGCGTGGAGCGCAACAAACACCGACTCAATCTTCCCGCTCGGCGCACGAAAATACGAAACAATGTCCGGTTTCATGGGGACAAGAAACGCTTGGTATTGTCCGAGAGTCCACATCGTTGAGGACATGCGTTGGCGTCCGGCAACGACGGTGACCTTCACCGATAGTGGTCTTGGGCTTTCGGCTGAACCAATGGTCATCACAGACATAAATTGGCGAGTTGACGGGCGTAACATTGAAAATGTGTCCTTGACCCTTGAGCGTGACCAAACCAAAGACAAGGGTGGCTTGGCTGGCTACTTGTTCCCATCCGTATCTCGTGGTCGGGGACAGCAAGCATCAAGCGGTTCAGTCGGTGGTGGCACATCAAGAGAGCGTCCAAGACGGCAACGACCGCCGTTGCCTCCACCTTCCACCATTCCAGTAGGAACGGATGCCGTGACACCGGCTCGTGCAGAAGGTGGCCGTGTCCAAACTGTTCAAGACGCTTTCTCACAAAGGTTCACGAGCAATCGGATGGCCTCTTCCGTCCACGGCAATATGACTGGGCGGATGGACTTCTTAGAAAACGCTGTTTCCGGCTCGTCCTTTAGCGTTCTTGGGCAGAAGCGCACCCCACCCCCCTTGAACACACAAAGGGCCGTAGACGGCCTCGGAAACGATACGCAAGCATCATCAGCGACAGCCCTCTCGTCGTCCGAAGGAATGATTTTTACCGGAATCGTAAATCCGGAATCAAGCGACCGTTTCACGCAGACTCATAGCATGAGCATCAAGGTTCCCGACGATGTATCAAACGAAGTTATGACGATTAGCGGCATGTATTCTCTCGGTGGAGACGGGACTACGCAAGCGGTGTTGACAGTAGATGTTGAATGCGTTGAAACAGGAAGCACAAGCACACGAACCATCAACTTGAGCGGCAATCAAGAGAAGAAATTGTTTCCAATCATGACTACCAGCCTAAATGGGGCATCTACGGTCGGGAATACAATCAGCGTGTCTATCAAACGGACACCTTCCACCGGAAACGACGACGCCGGATTCTCTTCATTGGTTGTTCACAACATATCCGTCAACTTCCAACGATTCAGCGTGAAAGGATTCGGGACATCATCGTTAGGGTTCAAGCCTTATTGATGAAATCCTTGCGGAGCGACAATATGCGTTTGGCTTGTTTGTGGGTTATACCACTTACTTTTACCATTTCTTTTTGTCGGGTTTTCTTCTGCAACAACACAGCGATGGAACCGTAGTGTTCAAGCAGGGCAACGGATTGCTCCCGTGAAACACCACAGCCCATCAAGGCTTTCACCCTATCATCAGTTTCCTCAATAACAACTTGTTCGGGCTTGTGAGTCTGCGGGGGTTTTACTTTTGCGATAAGATTTTGTCTGTGGTTCATGTAGAGCCATTCTACGAAGTCGTCCATCGTTGTCAGTTGTAGGAAGTGCAACTTGGGAAATCGTTGGTGCATCGTCAACTTGAACGAATGAATGACAGCCGCCATCTTGCGTCGTTCTTCGGATGTCTCACGGGCCGAAGGCCGTCGCCCGTGGAACCAAGGCTTCAACTCGGTGTTGTAGACCACGAGGAATGGCTTCTCAAACGATTCGCAAAGGTCGGTGAGTTGAGCAACGATTGTGCGAGAGCGTCCGATTCCGAGAATGGAGCGATAAAGGTCGTTGATTTCTTTTGCCTCAATTCCCCAATCACCAAGCACATAATCTCCGCTTGTCATCTGCAAGGTTCGGGCGTGTCCCCTTTCGTCCTTGTCTGCATCACCCAACTTGACCAGCAACTTGTGAATCAGTTTTGGGTTTTCACGATGGTCTATGAGAAGCATGGTGATGAATCATACCTGCGTTTTATCAATCTATCGTGCCGTCATAACGCCAGCATTTGCCTTCGCACATCCCACGCAGGTTGAACCAGCGACAAGAAGGAGCGTTGGCGTAGCCGATGTTTGTTCGTATTCCCTGTCGGCTACGGTATTCATTCCAGTTGTCCCAACTAAGACTTTTAAGATAAGAAAAGATTGTCTCTTCAATCTCATTTCGTTGTTCTTGAGAGAGGCTTTGCGGGTCAGCGAACCATCGCAACTCTTGGCTCATGTGTTGAACCAAAGCCACACGGACTTCGTGTGTTGGGCTTGGTGCGTTGACGGCCTTCTCAAGACAAGGCATGAGGGGGACATCGCCAGCAGAACCAACTTCCCCCGTGAACGGTTGCATCTCAACCTTCGGGGGTGGGTTGTCGTTGACCCACATAACGAGGTCAAATGTGCTTTTGTTGGGTTTGCCAAAGAAAGGACAATACTCACGATATTCGGAGACAGGTTGTGATGGGATTTTGAAATCATTAAGGAAAAGAGCCTTTGGTGGGATGACGACAGCCCATCGCTTGCGTGTCACATTGTATGTGTTTGGCAAACGAGTTAGTTTTGCCGGAAAAGCGAAACCGTCCAGCGTAGGAAGTCCGTCGCTCATCAAGCGTTGGTATCGTTGTAGATGCGTAGCAAAATCTCGTCCCACCACAGGTCTACTAAACAGTTGGTGAACATGAAATCCACGACCCGTGGCAACGACTCGGCAATCTCCCACCAAGCGGGTGAGCAATTCACGAACATCGTTCTTGACCTGCTCAATATCCCCTCGTTCACCCGCATCAAAGTCCCACCATGCTCGGTCAATTATCGCCGTTGATGTATCAACTTTCCACGGCTTTGTTCGCTCCACATCTTGGAACGAATAGAGGGAAGTGTAAAGGTTGCTTTTACCGTTAAGTCTTTTGATGTATTGGGAGACTTGGCTCCGGCTCTTGCACAAAGAGCGTTTCAATCCGATTTCACGGGGGAAAGAAATCAGTCCAGCGTCCATCGGTGTCCACATTCCTTGCACTCGGCTACATCCAGTTGGGCTGGCATATCGCCTTCCTTACCGGTGACTCTCCACATAACTTCTACTTGCACTTTTCCGCTTTCGCACTTAGGGCATCCTTCTTTCATACCGCTTCACCAATCCCTAACAATTCTTCGTTGCACGACAAATGAAACTCACACCATTGGGTGCAAAAGTAATCATTCCACTTGATAGGCCACTCTTGAGTCATAATACCGTGAACGGCGTTGCTTAACTTTTTCTCCATGGCGGTGATGCTCCGGCTGTTTATAGTCTCATACACAGCCAATCCTTGTGTATCGCCCATGTAGACTTGAGTGTTGCGCTTACCCATCAAAGACATAAGGAAGTCGGGGTTGTCAGCGTCGGGGAAAATCGTCAAGAAGTGGGTCGGCTCATCGTAGCCCTTGAGCATAAGCAATTTGCGGTAAAAGCACAACTCGCCACGAGTCCTTGACAACTTGGAAGAGTTGGCGTTGCCCGTCTTCAACTCAACGACAACGAGGTGTCCATCGGGGTGTCGGAACACACCGTCAATCATACCCACCAACTCAACAGGATAGTTGATTTCCCCATCGTCAGTAAGAACGCTGATGAAATAGGGGTGGACATGTTTATCCTCCAATTCTACGATTTCAATGTGTCCCCATTCCTCAGCAATCGCTTCAAGGATTTCACGCATGGCATCCACGCCAGCCTCGGTTTGCACACCTTGAGCGATAGCGTACTTGTTGAAGGTGGTGTCCATCATCACATCGGGCATGATGTCGCAGGTCTTGTCAACGGACAACTCACGAAGACCATCCTCCATGACTTGATGAATTGCTGTGCCACGGATGGCGGCTTCGCTGGAAGGTATGTCCATGTCGGGCAAGGCGATTTTGTTCCACCAGTATTGACGGGGACACATGGCGTAGTTGTTGTAGGACGACTTGCTTACGCGAAGCACCATTTCGTCCGTGACCTTAGTAGGGTCATAAGTAGATGTGCGCTTCGCCTCTCCCATGTTTTACCATAGGTTTGCAGCCTTATAAGGCTTTCTATTCGTCCTTCTTGGCCGGTTTCTTGGCCTTGGGCTTTGGTGCTGGCTTAGGTGCTTCCTCTTGTGAGCGCACAAAAGCCCGCATGTCGGGGCCGACTCCAATGAGTCCTTCCGGCCATTCTTTAGGGATAATTTTACCAGCCTCTTTGCACATGGCTTGGAGTCGTTCAAGGTTTTGACGGGGCATAGTAATCAACCTCATTCAGCAACACAAAGCACGAAGTCGCAAGGAGCGGTGTCGGCTTGGAGTGAAATGTGCGAAATGGCGGTTTGGGATGCGTCAAAGCGGATGCAAAACACGCTGTTTGGTGCGATTTTGAGGGCGCACAAATCCGAACCCGAAGCCGCTTCTTGAAGGGTGATGGTGATAAAGTTCGTTCCGTCTCGGTTCTCAAAGTAGATGCCGTCAGCCTGTGCAACACCGAAGGATGCCATGACATACTGAACGGCTCCCGAATGAGATACATTCCCTTGGATGAGCGTAGCGTCGCCGCTCGTGAATGACTTGGCTCCGCTTGATTCGGAGAAAGCGTTTGCGCCGTCGCCGCTTTCCATTTGAAATGATGCGCTGATTGTGTTATTACGAGCCATGTATAATCGCCTCTATCTTTTTCACCTGTCGGTTGATATTTAAATTATTCCTCGGAAGAGTTATCCTCATCCATCATATCGCCCTTGAACGCTTCTTCGGGTAGTGGGTCAATTCGTGCGCCACAATCAACACACATCGGATTTACCTCAATACCTTCAAGGAGCGGGCGCATGTTGATTGTCCCACAGGATTCACACTTGACTTCTTCGGCCTTACCTAATTCCTTTAGAAGTGAAAACAGAAGGATGTTCGTCCGTTGCATGTCGTGGCCGACAGCCATTGAAAGACGCTCAATCTTCCCGTTCAACTCAAACATGGCTTGTGTGAGTTGGTTTTGAGTCAATTTCTTTTGGGGTCGCACACCGTTGCTCATGTCCCTTCAACCCTTTCCATACATACACAGCATATAAATGTGTCTAAACCCAGTCGTGCAAGGTCTTGTAGGTAGTCTCCGCATCCTCAACCCAATATCCTATTCGGGCTTCTGCTATGGCGAGATATTCCCTGTCCATTTCTATTCCGATAAAATCAAAACCTTCAACCTTAGCGGCTATGCCCGTTGTGCCGCTTCCCATGAATGGGTCAAGCACAAGACCTTCCGGTGGCGTCACCAAACGACAAAGGTATTTCATCAAGTCCACAGGCTTGACGGTAGGGTGGATATTCTTCATCATCGGGGCGTTCTCCTTGCCCTGTTCAAGCCGTTTCTCCACACTTACTTTTCTCCCAATACCACCTGCGTTGTGTTGGGACTTCTTGTCCTCAAACGCTTCAAGTCCGGCGTTGCGCTCGGACTTACTCGCCTTGGCGCAGTAAAAGAATCGTGCGTTTTCTTCGGGGAATAGACTCACGACTTCATCCGAGCCATCGTGAATGAAATTGGCAGGGAAGCGACCTTCAACCGGACGGGCCTCGCCATCGTCATAGTTGTAGCCGCCTTGTGTGCCACCCCTTGATGCGCCAGCCGTTGCGCTGTCTCCGCTCCGTCCCTTGCCGCCCCAACCGACGACATCCGTTCCGATGCGACAACCGTCAATGTTGATGCCGCCTGTTCCGTGTTCAAGCACATTCGCAACAAGTGTGCCGATGAGGGGCTTACGGGCGACCACGATAGGCTCATGGGCGGGTTTGAGGGCTGAACCCCAACCCTCCCATTGTTTCGCTTTATCGGTAATTGGGTCGTTGCTATAAATGTTCCATTCCATAACATTTCTGTTCTGCGCTCCCTGTTCCACATTGGATTTAGTCATACCACTCCCATTATGCTTGCCGATAATTTCTCTTTGTGCGCCAGCCACCTTATCCATAGACTTACTGATATTGTGCGACTTGGGGAAACCCGACCCATATACCCACATGATTTGGTCACGAATCTCAAAGCCAGCATCCTCAACATTGACAACGAGCCGGTGATAGGTGCGTGAACCAGCGAAGGCCAGCAGGTGTCCTCCGGGCTTTAACACACGAAGGCATTCACGCCATATCTCCGCCGAGGGAACATCGTAGTCCCATTTCTTTCCCATAAAAGAAAGTCCGTATGGTGGGTCCCTTTC